CCGGGAGATGATCCTGATAAGCTGCGCAATTTCTTTCAGGTAGGTATGTCTATGTATGCTTTCTGCAAGATTCTTTTTGAACCGATTCATGATTATCTTAAGTGTCGTTTACCGTTTGCTGTTGGTTTTCGTTGGTTGGGTGGAGGTGCCCCTTTTATGTATGATTATTTGAAGGGGTCTGAACCTGGGCGTTCCTTCTTTTACGGTGATATATCCGGTAAGGATAAACAGTTTCGTGCTCATTGTATTAGTGTTGTTCTTCAGACAGTTAGATGGCTGGTGAATTGTGACGGTTACGGACTGGATGCTACTTTGTTCAGAGTCATTCTGAAATGGGTTATTGATAACACTGCTTATCATGTGGTCAATTGGGTTAAGGGATGGCGATTTGTTATTGGTGGGTTGCCTTCTGGCTGCTATAATACCTCTTTTGCTAACACAATGCATATGGTTATTGTTAAATGTGCCTTTTGTTACCACTTGTATAAGAAAACTAATGATCCCATCTTTTATTATGCTCCGTTCACAGGAAATGTGAGATTTATGGTAGGTGGGGATGACTTTGTTGATTCGGTATCCGTGCTGTTGCAAAAAGAGTACCATGTTGAGTCATTCCGCGAGTATGTTTCCTCAAGTTGGTTAATGAAGGTGAAAGAAGGTGCCTATGGTTCTTCTAGGTCTCTCTTAACCTTAGTTAATCCTCGCACCGGAGAAATTATGCAAGAGAAAGGAACGTACATAATTTTCAACAAGCGTTGCTTGATCCTCGACGAAGGTGTTATTCGGCCCTTTCGTCCCCTTGTGGATTATGTGCATCGTCTTATTGTCATGACCAAATCGGATCGAACCGCCTATGATTATTTGGCGAAGTATTTGGGTCTGTTGTTGGATACTTTAGGTACTAATGTTAAAGCGTGGAACTTATTAGTTTATTTGATGAAAGAAACCGAAGCGTACATTCGTGTTGTGGAAGGGGAATTTGTCATGATGGATTTTTTGAAACGTTTGGATGATGAGGCGTTTCTCCAAGAACGATTGTATAAAATGGGGTTGAGTGATGTTGATGGTGACTATATTTTGTGGATGGCTCGTAGTCGCCAAACTTTGTTAGATGAGTTAGATGGGGTCAATGTTGACCCTGTTGTTG